CCTCACAATTTAGTTTTAAAGCTGCGGAACTTTTGCCCGTACCTGTACCTATCTCTAATGCTTTTTTACAACCATTACTTTCTTGTAATAAAAATTTAAAGTCTTCGTCTGAAATCATTTTAAATCCACGCTGTGTATCTCATAGTCAAAGCCTTCTCTATTATAGATGTTAACTCTTTCCTGAAAGTGTGTTAATGTGAAGTTCTTTTTATCTTTGTATGTAAGGTCGTCTGAAATATCATAGACTGTAGCAGACTGTTTCTTATCGCCGACACGAAGCCCACGTCCTATAGATTGCAATATTCTTATAGGGCTCTTACTAGGGCTACTAAAAACAATATTGTGTAAATTACGAATATTGATACCAGTGCTAAAGGTGCCGAAAGAAGCGATAATAATTGCGTTATCCGACTTTTCTGTAATGGCTCTGATTTTTTCTCTATCATTTGTTTCAGTTCCCCCATAAACGAAAAACACTTTTCGCTTTGGGTCTACTTTTTCTTTAATTAGTTTATATAAAATCTCTCCGTGTTTTTCAACAAGTTGAAATAGACACAATGTATTACCATTAAGTGCTAAGGTTAGATTTCGTATGTATTTATTACGAGCATTATTTTGAGTTAAGTATTCTAGTTCTTCAAAGTATTTTACACCATATACTTTTTTAGCTTCTGTTTCAGAATACTTTAAGTTCAGACATTTAATTTTTAGATTTGCAAGTTGTTTTCTTTCAATCAATTCTGAAGTAGATACAACTTTGTTAACCATACCAAACAGACCTGTCAATACTAACTTGTGTGTTTTACTATCATCTAACGTACCTGTAAGACCTATTCTATATTTACAATCTGTTAGTTTAGTCATTATCTTTGTCAATGATACAGCCTTGAACAAGTGTGCCTCGTCACCTATAACTGCACCATAATCATCAAAAAATTTCTTTGGCATTTTGTATAGCGATTGCCATGTAGATATTACTATACGTTTATTATCATCTATATCATAACCATGGTATTTTCTACTGACATTTGTTTCTACATCAAAACCATAGTCTTTAAAATCTTTGTATAATTGTTCTACTAGTGATGTTGTTGGTACAATGATTAGAATATTGTTGTTTATCATATTCATATAGTGCCTGACAAGCATGTATATAATAAGTGATTTACCAGAGGCAGTCGGAGATAAAACTAGACCTCTTTCATATTCTAATGCAAACTTGAAAGCGTTGATTTGATAGTCCCTCGGAGTGATAGACAGATCGTAAGACTCTATTAAACCGTCTATATCGGCGGCTATGCCGCTGTTATACGCAAGGATTTCACTAGATTCGACAATATGTACATCTTTCTTCTTACACCAGTCTTTTAAGTAAGGATACAATCCAACATATAATTGACCTGTAGCATACGAGTATAACCGTATTTTACCATCCCAAACTCTATTACGAAATTGAGGTGTAAACTTGTAACCAGGTACTTCAAACGAGAAATAGTCTGATAACTCTCTACGGATACTTGCGTCTGCGTCAATACGTAGGTACACGTCATTGACCTTGTCAACTATGATGTTTTGCATTTTAGATTACGCCAGATGTAAACTTACGCCAATCTATAGCGTTTTTAATTTGAAAGCCACGATTAGAAATAATCTTTACTGTTCTATCTAGGTAGTCAACAACACTTTGTACATAAGTTACCTTTTGTTCTAACTTGATAAGTTCGTCATCTGATTTAAGATACTTGTCAACGTCTTGTTTTAATATTTTTAAATTAAAAGGTTTTACTTGATACACACTAGGGTCTGCCTTGCCTGTATAGTATTCCCATTTTTCTCTTGTCAATCTTGCCAAGTCTTGTTCAGACTTCTTTAATAGATTAGTATATTGATTATGAAACTTCATATACTTGTTATGTAGTTGTGGTGTTTTTAATGATTCTAAATCAAGTTCAGTATCATTTATTTTTAGGTCTTTGTCGGCGAGTGCCTGTAGTTCGTCAAATGTCATATGATCTCCATTATATTGTTATAGTATATATTAAGTTAATAAGTCTTCTTCATAGACTTGCTCTATGCCTTTCTTCAATTCAGTTTGCATCCTTTTATCCATATGATCTGGTGATTCATAATTAGGATCGTAAAATTCTTTTAGTTCAGGAAATACATCAAACAAATGTGATTCCCATTTAGTGCCTACATAGTACCTATCTTGTTGTAACAAGTATTGAAATGTATCTTGTATATTTACAGTTGGGTCATTGGGTTTTTCTAATGCAGCTACAATGTCAGGAAACTTTGCATACTTTATTATTAAATCATCTTTTATTTTTTTAGGCAAATTATGTGCTGAAAAATGTTTAGGATTTTCTAACATCGCCCAATTGATTTGATCTATTACAGGATTGTCTTTGCACCAATCTATAACTTCGTAAAATCTCATAACACTTAAAAAAGAAACCAGACCGTTAAAATCTACAACTGCGTTATCGTATTTTTTAGTTTGCTCTATATTGTCAACTAGTTCAGGCCAGTCAGTTCTTCTTCTCATATATTCAATAGTTTTACCTATACCATCTACAGAAGCAACCATGTACACTTTTTTAAATTTAGGTATGTACTTAAATATATTATGTTTACCTCTAGCCATTTTAGTCATGTTTGTTTGAAATTTTATTATGATTTCTTTTGAGTCACCACTATCTATTAATGCCTTTAACATCTCATATTGTTTTTTCATAATAAGTGGCTCACCACCTATGATTTTTATACTACGTGTATATGGTGCTAACTCTAGTATTTGTTCTATTGATCCAGGCGTATTATCTTCTAATACTTTTTGTAGTTTAGGACCTACTAATTTATACTTTGATTTTAATTCGTTTGACTCTTGTATATTAAGACCTGCGTTTTCTTCAGTCCATACTTTTTGATTCCACACACCACCCTCTGCTACTTTCATTCTGGTGGTTGAGTTAGCATGAAGACACATAAAACAATCTAAATTACACTCTGAGCCATATATTTTTAACTGTATTTCTAATACCCTTCTATCAAGTTTATACTCACCTGTTTTTCTAAATCTGTCTGCTATATGTTCAATGTCATCCCAAAATGGACTATCGTTTGTATGTATTTTTAAACAGTTTGTTCTTCTGGACCTACCATATTTTTCTTCATCTGTAACACATCTTTTACAGAATTTTTTTACAAACTTTAGATTAGATTTCGGTGTTGTCATTTCCTCTCTCAATATATTCATATAAGCACTTCTATTCATCCAGTCTTTTAATGTAGTATTTTTTATTGTACTAATTTTATCTGGAGTTGCAAAACAACATGCTTGAAATCTACCATCTATTTCGTTGTATAATTGAGTAAAAGGTATACCACAAAAAAATATTTCTTTACTTTTTGCTTGTTCTACTATTGATCCTTTTTGAGCAGCTTTCTTTTTACCATGCTCTGACATGTTTTCAGGTCGCCACCATTCTGTAGTGTTGACGTTACCTGGCATTGATAGGTCGCCTGGGCCACCTTTTGTCATGTATTTGGGAAGTCTTAAATCTTTAGGTCTTACACGTACTGTCATAATATTATGTATGTTATAATTATGTTGTAGTTTCTAGTGTTCCACTACCACTTACATTAGCAAACTCATAAAGTTTATATTGAAACGTTACACTTGCTGTTAAATAATTTACATCTGTTGCTTGTTGATTGTAATCTAAACCTGATAATGATATAGGATATATATCTCTAAATCTTACCTCTATATTTGAATTGTTTTTACTTGTTAAGATAAACAATGTAGCGTCTGAATACAAACCACCGTCATCTGAAGTTTGTTTTACAACTTGTCCTAATTCTTTATTGTAAGTTTCACTTGTTGTTGTAGGATATCTGTCTGATCCTGCAGCCTGTAATGATCTGAATTGTGAATGATCTTTAGGAAATCCAAGACCAGTCATCCAACCATGTATCTCTCTATAGTTTTCTAAATTTTCATCTACTAAAAACTGTATGTTTAATGTATCATAATCTAGTTTATCACCAGGTATAGGTATATCTTTAAAAGGTGTAGCTTGTGCTGATGAACCTAGTGTAATACCAGGTACATTTGCTGTAGTACAAAAATATTCTACTTTAGGTAACTTAATTATAGAAAACTTAAACTGTGTAGGACTAGCATAGTCCAGTTTAGTTGGTTGTCTAGTGTATGAGTTTGTTACTGTCATACAGCTATTTATATGATTTTTACTTAGGTTTTGGTAGAGGTACTATCTGCTTTTCGTCTACCTCTTCCCATTCTTTAGTTTGGGCTTCTGTCTTTAGTTTCTTTTCATTATCTGTAAGCACAGATTGTGATTGCTCTGCTTCATCTAATCGTTGTTCTATGTTCTCTAATGCGTTAGGTTTCTGTAAGTAATTAAGACCTAATGCTAATAGTGTAATAAAACCACCTACTACTAGTATTCCTAATAGTTCTTTAAATGGTGTTCTTTTCCACATGGGTATCTCTTTGTAAATTGTTATTCTTTCAGTATAAAACATAATCTACTTTTATTTATGCTAAAAAAAAGGGCGCCGAAGCGCCCTTCTTAAATTTGTTTCTCAACAAATATTACATTATGTTCTTAACTTGAACACGTCTGTAGTATCTGTTAGCGTTGATTGCACCAACACCGTCAGCAGTAATATTTCCTGACGCAGAAGCACCAGCAAATGGATTAGCAACCATACCGTATCGTGTTTTGAAACCGATTTTCGGTTGGAAGTTATCCTGACCTACTGCTCTAACCATTTGTAGAGGTACATACGGACAATAGAATAATCCAGCGTCGTATGGAGAAGTTCCTTTGTAACCAACAACGTAGTATTGTTTAGTAGGTGACGCATTTGAAGCTAAATTAGCAGCATATGGGTCAATGTAAACTTTAAACTTACCATTTAATACACCAGCAAAAGTATTACCAGTATCGTCAATGTTTAGGTTGTTGTTTAATGCAGGAGTGTAATCCAAAACACCCGCCATTTGTAATGCAGAGGCAACATCTGAAGAACAGATAATCATGTTACCTTTTCCTCTTCTGGTTCTCTGAGCGATTGTGTTTGCATCTCTCTCTAGTTGGAACATAAGACCTTTAAATCTCTCAACAGACCATCTACCATTAGAGTCTGTGTCAAGGTCAAATATACCAGCAGTTGTTGTGTTAATTGCAGCATGTGAGTTGTCATTATCAGCAGCACCTACTTCAGCAGTTCTGTAAACTGTTCTTACAACTTCTCTATTGATCTCAGCTAAGATTTCAGCAGATAAGATGTTTGACAATTCAGTTTCAGCGTCTAAGCCGTGAATTGCTTTAAGGTCCTGTGCTAATTCCATAGTGTACTCAGCCTTTAATGCTCTGCTTTTTGCAGTTACAGTAGATTTCTCAATTGAGAAAGCCATTTCAGCAAATGAGTTCGCCGCAGCGTCTCCAAGTGCTTCTGCATATGCAGTTGTCATACCAGTACCAGTTGTGTAACCAGTAGAAGTACCGATTGAGTCATTAAGTACAGCTGGGTTTTCACCAGTTTGTGCTACAGCGGAAGCCCCTGACACAGAAGAACCAGCTTTGTTTCTTCCAGAAAAGTCAGTATCAGCTTCGTCAAAAAGAGCTTCACCACCACTTTGAGAAGTATATCTGCTTCTCATAGCGAAAATCAGACCTGTTGGGCCAGACATTGGTTGAACACCTGCAATATCGTAAGCGATAAGGTTAGGCATTGCTCTTCTTACTAAGCTAATTAAAATAGGATTCCAATTTTGTATAGATGAACCAGTTGCGTTAGTTGGCGCAGCTTCTGATAAGAAAGCAGCGTCTTCTTTAAGCGACTTTTCTTGGTTCTCTAATACCATTGAAGTAACGGCTCTTTTATAACTATCTTTGACCTCAGGAAGATCAGGATGGTCTAAAACGGGCTGCCACTTGTTTTGCATTGATTCAGATAAAAACATTTTTCTATCTCTCCTTCTTTTTAGTTAATTAACTAACCCTTACTTTACGTATGGGTTTTTCTTTGATTTACTAATTGCAGCAGTATATGCAGCCATTGACTCGTTCATAGAGCCAGCATTGTTTTCTGCTACTTCATTAGATTCAGTTTCACTCGCTTTTGCTTTAGGGAAGTAAGAATTTTTTAATGTTTCTACACTTGTTCTAAAACTTTCAGCGTCTTTGTATTCAATACTTTCTGCTAAACCTTTAAGTTTTTCAGATTCAGTTTCAGCAAGATCAGATGATACATCATTGATAATATCTGTTCTTACGTGTTGACCGATTGCCTGATTTAACTCAACGTTTTTCTCAATAGTTTGGTTAACTTCTTCTTTTAACTTCTCTATCTCAGCAGTCTGAGCCTCAATCACATCATACTTCTCTTGTGGAACATTGATGTAGTGAGATTCAAATAAAGATTTAAGACCACCGATAAAATCTTCAGTAATCTCAGCTCTTAAACCTTTTTCTATCGCTAATTCGTTTTCTTTCATCCACTCCTCAACGACATAGTTTAGGTAAGCGTCAACTTTTTCTACGATTTCTGATTTAGTTTCTTCAACTTTTTCATTAACCTTAGTTTCGTATTCGCCCTCTAATTTCTCAATTTCTTCAACGAGTTTTGCTTTAACAGAAGCTTCAAATATAGTAGCAGCTTTTGCTTTAAACTCTTCCGATAGGTCTTCACCATCAGTTAGAGCAGCCACATCTTCTTTCATGTCCATATCTTTAACTTTGTCTTTAGCCATCATTTCTTTTTTAGCTTCTTTTTCTTTATCAGCTACTTCAGAAACTTCTTTTTTCTTCTCATCATCTTTATCAGCAACTTCTTTGACTTCTTTTTCTTTGTCTTTTTCAGCTACTTCTTTCACTTCTTTTTTCTTCTCGTCTTCTTCTTTTTTCATTTCTTTTTCTTTGTCAGCGACTTCCTTAACGTCTTTCTTCTCGTCTTCTTTTTCTTCAGACTTGTCGTTTTTCTTGTCAAGGTATTTTTTAAGACCTGCAGGCATTTCACCTTCTTTCATATCTTCTTTATCTTTAGAAGCTTTCATCATTTCGTCTTTTTTCTTTTCATCTTCTTTGTCTGCTACTTCTTTTACTTCTTCTTTTTCTTTGTCGTCTTTTTTCTCGTCAGCTTCGTTAGCGTTACTGTAAGATGTTTTCTTAGGTTCTGCTTCAGCTTTTAGAGATTGCATTGCGTCAGCTGCTCCTGCACTTTTTTGTTGTGGGTCACCTGTAATGTGGTTAACCCCTTGTGCGAAATCTACTTTTGCGTCAGTCGGTGAAGTGATTGCTTTATTCATCACTTGTTGTACAGTTGCCTGTAACGACTTTGCTGGTTCAGCTGGAGCTGCATTTTTTGTAGGCAAATCTGCCACAGTTTTGTCAGCCATTGTTCTATCTCCTCAATAGTTTACTTGTTAATTATTGCAATAATCACACCACTCCTATCGGAATGTGTTAATTACTATTTATAAAATTACAGTTTTTTAAGAAAAGATTCGAATACTTGAGCATTCTTCTCTGCTCTTGCCATTCTCTCTTTACTTTCTGCGTGTAACTTTAATTCGTTTACTTCTTGCTCTTTCAAAATCCCATTATTCCAAACCCACTCTTTGCCTTCCATAATGCCTTCTACGAAAGCGTCTGGAGCGCTTGGGTCTGCGACTATATCAGCCGCGGTTGCAAGGTAAAAATCGTCTTTAACTACATTAGCACCACCTACATTTGCAAGTGTGCCCATTCCTCTACTTGAAACACCTAATTTTGCACCCTCGTCAATTAAACTTTTCACTATTTTTCCATATGGGGTATCTAAAATTCGTGCTTCACCTATAAAATTTGCGCCTTCTGGATATAGAGCCTTAATCATGTGCGAAACTCTTTCTAAATTTACTGTCGGGCCATCAGGATGACCAAGTTCGCCGAATGCTCTGCTTTTATTGATGAACTCTCTATTGTATCTTACAACTTCTTTTTGTAAGATTTCTTTAGGATAGATTCTTCCATTCCTATTTTTAACGTCTGATTGCATGAATATACCTTTGATGGCATAATTTTTTTTGCCATTCTTTTCTTCTACGATATATTCTGCGTTTGATATTTCTTCGGTAATTAACTTCATTTGTATCTATCTCTATTTCTCTCTATTATTTATACAAATTATTATCTAAAAACAACTAAAATTGTGTAATTATCACCAATTGCGAAATTTTTTGTAGATAGCAAAACATCACCTGTAGGTGTTGTTGCATTGTTAGCTATCTCGTTTCCATCGGCACGTAAGTCCCAAAAACCTTGACCAGACAACAAAACTGCCGTTGCATTATCTGTACCATCCCATATCAATTCTACTGCTGATTTAGGATTAGCAGTGTTAATTGAATAAAAGATTTTTGATATTTTACGATTACCGTCTTCAGTCATAAAAGTTGTTTCGCTAGCGTCAACTTTTT